AGGACATACGAACTTTAGATTTAAAGGAGGATTTTAAAGTTGAAGAAAAGTTTAAGATGGAAGAACCAAAGTTTACCTATGAAGAACCAACATTTAAAGCGCCAGAAAAATTTGAAACATATGAATCGCCACAATTAAAAGAAGAAGCAAGTACAGAAGTATTTCAAGAAACCAGCTCATTTATAAAGGAAAAGGAGAAGGGATCACCTCAGGAACAAGCTCCTCGTTTTGTTGAGGAAGGTCCTCGGGAACCACAAAACGTGGAGGAGGAACCATCATCATTACGGGCTGAACAGAAATCGAACGAGGAAGCAAGTACAAAGACAGAAACGCAGACAGAAAAAGAACAAACAACAGAAGCTGTAACTTACAACAAAGGCAACGTTTCAGGTGAGAAAAGATCTGTTTCATTAGTTAAGAGTATGGAGAAGATAGATGCACAAGTCAAGGATATTGGTAAAAACCTACAACTCAAGAACCTTGTTAAACTTAAAATAATGAGTAATAACGACGTTTTACAACTATATGCGAATATACAATTTTATAAACCAAAAGATATTTACAAAGATCAAGCTGATATTAGAGATAATAGAATATTATATGCTAATTCTACCCTCATTTCTTATACACAAAACGACCCTATCTTTACAAAAGAGCAAGAACTGTTTAACATTAAAGTTCAAAAAGAAAAATTATTGGAAGAAATAGAGATATTAAAAAAATGATTGGTAAATGCCAAGAGTGTGGAAAAGATTTTGAAAAGGAACAAGATCAAGTAAAACCATTTTGCAGTGATGATTGTAGACAAGAAGCTTTAGCTAAATTAGAATCAAGTATAGATGAATGCCTGAGTTGTCAATAAATGAAGGATCTTTTCAAGAGTACGATTATAATATAGAATACGAGGAGAAATGGAAAAAATTAAAAATCAATTGGCAGGAATTGCAGCCTTGGTTGGAGTTTTGGGCGCAATAGGTGCAGGATTCGTAACTTATGGAGAAATGCAAGAAAAATTAAATTCTCTTGCAGGCTTAGATTTAAATCCATTACTCAAAGAAGTAGCGTCTCAAAATGTTAAAATAGAAAAACAAAATAATAAAATCGCTGTATTAGAAAAAACAATACAGGTATTAGAACTTAATATCAAAGAATTAAAATTATCAGGAAAGAATCCATTAGCAAACTAATTTCTAAGAATAGATTATGAAACTCACTACAAACTTTTCTTTGGCAGAAATGACAGCGAGCCAAACGGCAGCTCGCAAAGGAATTCCAAATAATCCAACACCAGGTCAAATCGAAAATTTAAGAAAACTTTGTGAGTCTATCTTACAACCGATTCGTAATCATTACGATGCACCAGTTATCATATCATCAGGTTTTAGATCACCTGAGTTATGTGTTTTAATTGGTAGCTCAATTGATTCACAACACGCAAAAGGTCAGGCCGCAGATCTACAAGTTTCTGGTGTTGATAATGAAGCACTTGCAACATGGATTAAAAATAACCTTGATTTCGACCAGCTAATTCTCGAGTTCTACAAAAAAGAAGAAGGACCTCATAGCGGGTGGATCCATGTGTCTTACGAGGGCAAGGGCAATCGTAAGCAAAGTTTACAAGCAACGAGATCAGAAAAAACAGGAAAGACGGTTTATTCACCATGGTAATCGGAAGATCACAAATGACCAAACAAGTAGAAGGACAACTAAGAGGAGCTAGAGATGAGAAAAAAAGATCCAAAAACAGGAACAGGAAAAAAACCAAAAGGATCGGGCAGAAGACTTTATACAGACGAAAATCCTAGAGATACTGTAAGTATTAAATTTGCAACTGAAAAGGATGCAAGAGATACTGTAAGAAAAGTCAAAAATGTTTCAAAACCTTTTGCTAGAAAAATACAAATATTAACAGTTATGGAACAACGTGCTAAAGTAATGGGAAAAAACAAGGTAGCGCAAATTGCAAAAAAAGGAAAAGAATCCATACGCAAAAGTCGTAAGGTCTAGAAAATACCGACCACAAGTGATACAATCAAAAAAGTTATATAACAGAAAGAAGCTTAAAGATGACAAAACTATGTCCTAGAGGCAAAGCGGCCGCTAAAAGAAAATTTAAGGTTTATCCCTCAGCATATGCGAACGCATATGCCTCAAGAATATGTGCAGGAAAAATAAAAGATCCTTCAGGTGTAAAAAGAAAAGATTTTAAAGGACCAAAACCAGCAGGTAAAAAATTAGGTGGAGAAGCAAAAACAAAAATTAAAAAATTAATAGGTGGTCTGAAAAAAGCATCTAAGACACATGCTGGTCAAGCTAAAACATTAAAAACTTTAACAGCAAATGTTGGGAAAGCTATTAATAAATTTGAGGGAGCTAAACTAGCTGGTAAGAAAAAAGGTGGTTACATTGGTTCTCATATAAAATCTAATTTAGCAGGTGAGCCAGTTTCTAATAAATCATATGAGGATTATTATAAAGGCATGATCTAATGGCTAAGAGTGGACTAAAAAAATGGTTTAGCCAAAAATGGGTAGATATAGGATCTAAGAAAAAAGATGGATCTTTTGCAAAATGCGGAAGATCAAAGCAAAAGGCAGATGCTAAGAGAAAATATCCAAAATGTGTACCTGCAGCAAAAGCTGCATCCATGTCAAAGGGACAAATACGTTCTGCTGTTGCAAGAAAAAGAGCAGCAGGTAATCCTGGAGGCAAACCAACTAATGTTAAAACAATTATTAAAAAAAGAACTGGTGGTTCTATTACACAAGGCACATGTTGGGATGGATATAAACAAGTTGGTATGAAGAAAAAAGGAAAAAAAATGGTTCCTAATTGTGTAAAAGCATCAAAAGGTAAATACATTGGTTCACATATAAAATCTGATTTAGCAGGAAAACCAGTTTCAAACAAATCTTATGAAGATTATTACAAAGGAATGATTTAATGGCAACTTCAGGCACTACATCTTTTGATTTAAGTATTGATGAAATTATTGATGAAGCTTACAATAGAGTAGGTATCAGACCAAACTCTGGTAACGACATGAGAAGAGCAAGAAGAAATTTAAATTTACTGTTTGCTGAATGGGGAAACCGCGGTATCCATATGTGGAAAGTGGAACTTGATGAAGTGCAGTTGGTAGCCGGACAAGCTGAGTATACTGTAAATTCAGATGTAAGTGATGTCTTAGAAGCCTTCATATCTACAACTGGAAGCGCATCTGATAGTGCTTCAACTCAAGACATTTCAATAACCAAAATTGATAGATCTGCTTATGCAGCATTACCTAATAAACTCGCTACAGGTCAGCCATCTCAATATTATGTTGATCGTGTAACAACTCCAAAAATTTATTTGTATCAAGCACCAGACGCTTCAACTTACACTTTTTTAAAATTTTATGTAATTAAAAGAATTGAAGATGCGGGAGCATACACTAATGAAGCTGATGTTGTTTACAGATTTTTACCATGCATGGTTGCAGGATTAGCTTATTATTTATCTATGCAATACGATGCTCAAAGAACACAGATGTTAAAAATGGTATATGAAGATGAAATGAAAAGAGCTTTGGATCAAGATGGTGGAAGAACTTCACTGTACATTTCACCGCAAACTTATTTTGGAGATGGTGTCTAATGGCTGGTTATGCTACAGGTAAAAATTCAAAAGCAATATCTGATAGATCAGGTATGGAGTTTCCATATGATGAAATGGTTAGAGAATGGAACGGTTCATTAGTTCATACTTCTGAGTTTGAGCCAAAACATCCTCAGATTAGAAGAAAGAGAGTTGTAGCAGATAGAATTGCTTTACAAAATCCAAGACCTCAAGATTTTACTTTTAATTCTGGTGGTAAAAGATTTACTACAATAGATCTTACATTACCGGGTGTATTTGGATTTGAATCAAATGGAATGCAGCCTGATGATGGTGCAGAACAAAATAGAAAAAGACAGCTTGTCAGTAGAGCTGGTCAAGTAACCGTGGAGATATCATAATGGCAATTAGTTACTCAGATTTTTTAACTCAAGTAAGAAACTATACAGAAGTTGATTCAAATGTTTTAACGGACTCGTTGTTAGATCAATTTATAAGACAAACCGAATTAGATGTTGCAGGTAAAGTAGATTATGACGATTTAAGAAAATATGCTACGGCTAATTTTATTACAAGTCAAAGATATCTTTCATTACCAGCAGATCAAGTTATTGTAAGATCTATTCAAGTTTTCGATGGATCTGGTGACAGGGTATTTTTAGAAAAAAGAGATACAAGTTTTATATCAGAATTTAATAATAGTGGAGCAACGGGATTACCTAAATATTATGCAATGTGGGATGATTTCAATGCTGTTGTTGCACCTACTCCAGATAGTACTTATCAAGTACAACTAAATTACATTATTGATCCACCTCATTTTACATCTTCAAACACTACTTATATATCAACTTATCAAGATGGATTGTTGTTATATGGCGTTTTAGAACAAGCATTCTCTTACCTCAAAGGCCCGCAGGATATGTACAACTTATACAAAAGCAAGTATGATACAAGTGTACAAGCTTTTGCTCTTCAACAGATGGGTAGAAGACGTAGAGGAGAATATGATGATGGAGTGCCTAGAGTTAAGGTTCCTTCACCATCGCCATAATTTAATAATAAAGGAGATTTAAAATGGCAATTACAACAAACGCAATATGCAACACATTTAAAGAAGAGATTCTTGAAGGTGTGCATGATTTTACACCAACATCTGGTGATGTATTTAAATTAGCACTATATACAAACAGTGCAACTATCGGTGCAGATACAACTGCTTATCCTGGAGATAGCACAGGCGGACAAGTATCAAACACAGGTCAATACGCACAAGGTGGCGGTGCACTTGTTAATGCATTAGTGTCAAATAACGGCGGCACAGCATTCGTTGATTTTAGTGACTTATCATTTACTGGAGTAACCTTAACTGCAAGAGGAGCTTTGATTTATAATACTTCAAACTCTAATAAAGCAGTTGCGGTATTAGACTTCGGTGGCGATAAAACAGCTACAGCAGGAACTTTTACAATTCAGTTCCCTAACGCAAACGACACACAAGCAATTATTAGAATAGCGTAATATGAATAATGGCAACTGGATGGGGCAATAAAACTTGGGGTGCATCGGAATGGGGAGACCTAGCCGATGAAACCGTAGTTGTCTCATCCATTGTCGCAACATCATCAATAGGTTCTTCAACCACAGAAGCAGATGCAAATGTTACTGCATCATCTTTATTAGCAACATCTTCACCTGGTCAAGTAACACAAGATATTTCTTTAAATTTACCTGTTACAGGTATTGAAGCAACTTCATCAACTGGGCAAGCTGTATCAGAAATTGGAATAGAACAATCTGGTATATCTACAACTTCATCCATAGGTACTGTAAGCATAGATGAAAACTTCTTAGTGGGTGCAGGATGGGGAAGAGAAGTTTGGGGTAGTTTTGTTTGGGGAGATAATTATTCAGTATTAGCAAACGGTATTGGTTTAACAGCTACAATTGGTAATGAAGATGCGTTTACAGATGTAACCGTAGCAGTTTCAGGACAAGAATTACAATCAGCAATTACTGCAGTTGGAACTTCAGCAAACTCAGATAATGAAATTGCACATAGTTTCTTACTTACAGGTTCCTTAGGATCACCCGTAATTACAGGAGATGCTTTAATTGAACTCTCAGGTATATCAGCAACCGTATCAATAGGTTCAGTAGAAGCTGCACCGAAACAAGAAGTTGACGTAACAGGTATTCAATTAACGGCAAATTTAGGTAATAGTGATCAAATTGGAAATGCAAATATTTCATTAACAGGTATAGGTGCTACAAGTGCCGTAGGAGATATTATCCCAGTATCTGTTTATGATGCCACAGGATTAGAAGCGACAACTTCTATAGGTTCTGTAACCGTTATTGGACAAGCAGTTGTTAATCCTACAGGTGTGACATTGACTATATCAACAATTTCGCCTAATATCATTGCGTGGGCTGAAGTTGACACAGGAACACCAGTAACATGGTCTGAGGTTGACCTAGCAGCTTAATAGAGTTAAAATTATTTAAGGAGTTAAAATATATTTATGGCATCGACATTTTCATCAGATCTAAAACTAGAATTAATGGCTACTGGCGAAAACGCTGGTACATGGGGTGATAATACAAATAACAATTTAAATCTTATTCAACAAGCAATCGCAGGTTATGAAGCAGTAGCACTTTCAGATGGTGGAACTGTAGCTCTTGCAATGACAGATAAAACAATCTCAAATGCAAGAAACATGGTAATTAAATTTACTGGAACTTTAACTTCAGCTTCGAATGTAACTATTCCAAATTCTATTGAAAAATTTTACATCTTTGATTTATCAGCAGTAACTGGTGTTACAAACTTAACGATTAAAACAGTTTCAGGAACTGGTTTTACAGCTGGAGAAGCTAAAATCGTAGCCGCTTATTCTGATGGAACAAATTTAAATGAAATTGCTCTAGATACTTTAGGTGGAACAATTGCAACCGCTCAAATTGCAGATAATGCTGTAACAACAGCAAAAATTTCAGATAATCAAATTATAACTGCAAAAATTTCTGATAACCAAGTAACTACAGCAAAAATTTCAGACAACCAAATTACAACTGCAAAAGTTTCTGATTTACAAATCACAACTGCAAAAATTGCAAATGACTCTGTAACTCCAGATAAATTATCTGATACAGCGGTAACTCCAGGAAGCTATACTTCAGCTTCAATTACAGTCGACCAACAAGGAAGACTTACTGCAGCATCATCAGGTTCTGCAGGTGCAGGTGGATACAATTTAGCTTTTTCTGCTAAAGGTCCTGCTTCTGGAACTTACACTGCAAATGCAGCAGCAACACAAATTGGTGTTTACATGGTTGCAGGTGGTGGAGGTGGAGGAACTGGTCCAACAGCTATTACAATTAGTGGTGGATATGGTGGAGCAGGTTTTTATACTACTGCAATCTCAGCACCATTTGCAAAATCATACGCAATAGGAGCACCAGGATCTGCTGGGGGAAATCCAGGAAGAGCTGGATCTGCTGGTGGAAATACAAGCATAACAGATGTTGGAACAGTTAACGGTGGTGGTGGAGGTCCTAACACAAACAATAGTAGTATTACAGGAACCCCTGGAAACGCACCTGGAGCGACTGTAGATTTAGGAACTTATCAAGGACTGGCGAGAAACAATTTAGGTACAAATAACCAACCAAATCCATTTACTGGAAGATTTGGTTTTGCAAGTGGGGGTCCTGACCCAGGAAACCCTGGTATATTAAACATTTATGAAAACACAGGATCAGGTTAATAATGGCATACGTAATTTATAGAACAGATATAACAGGGTCGTCTTGTGTAAGGTTTGTTAAAGATGATACAGACTTAGCCTTAAGACCAGCTGATTCAAATGAAGTCGCTATTACAGTTACAGACTCTGTTTTTCAAGACTTAATCACAGATGTAAAAGACACTTCTACTTACAGTGGCACGACTGCGACTATAAACGATGTAGATGCAGTAAGTTTATCTGAAGAAGATTTCAAAGATCAAAAAGAAAAAATTGAAAACAGACTTATGTCTTTTAAAAATGCTTTTGATAATGATTTAGCAACAAGAGCAAATACTTATCTAACAGCTTTGGGTAATGTAGATGTATCTTCTATAACTTTTCCATTAGCAAAAACTGTTAATAAGTATATGAAAGACGAAAACTCTGATCTTGAAATCATTCATCCTTGGATGCTTTACTAAATTAATTTCTCTGTTATACAAAAATTCATGTTTGATAAAGAGATAGAGTTTAGTGCGCATAAATTAATTATTTCAGATAAATCGGTATATCCAAAACCTATAAAACTTAACATACCTGAATGGTATAAAAATCTTAAACATACTGTAGGAGATGAAACTATTAAAGGATGTATTCCTTTTATGGATTCTTTAACAACGGGGTATGTTTTATCTTTGCCTCAAGATTTTAAACTTTTTCATAATACCACCAACCCTGAAACAGGGGAAGAAAACCAAATTGCTTTAGTTCCTTCGCATGCACATCATTCTTATATTGAAGATTACCTCCTAAGCGAGTGTAATTTAAACATGAAAGCAGAGGCACATCCACCGAAACAAGTAGAGGGCTCACCGTTAGTTAAAAAAAATAATAATTGTCCATTTTTTAAAATATTAAATCCGTGGAAAATAAAAACTCCCCCAGGATATTCATGTTTATTTGTTCCACCACTAAATAATTCTGATGATAGGTTTTCAATAATACCAGGTATTGTAGATACCGATACATTTCCTGCATATATAAATTTTCCATGTATTGTAAATGGAGATAAATATAAAACACTTGAAACTGATTTAAAAAAAGGTACACCTTATGTTCAGATAATACCTTTTAAAAGAGATAATTGGAGAATGAAAACAGATTTTATAAAACAAGTTGATAAAGTAAAAAGTAAAATTTATTTGTTTAGAGCCGCAGGAAAAATAATTAATAGATATAAGAATTTTTTTTGGAGTAAAAAATCATGGAAATAAATAAATTTGTAAAAACGTTTGATAATGTCCTTTCTGTTCCAACTTGTAAAAAATTTTTAAGAGTAAAGGATAAATTTTTTATAGAGGAAGATGGTTTGGTAGGTGGTTGTAATGAGAAAAAACCTGAGATAAGAAAAGTTTCAGTGCACCATACTAGTGGTAGAGATTGGAAAACAAAAACTGAAGTTCATTGGAATAATTTTTTTGTACATCATTTTGTAAATTTAGTTAGTAAACTTTATTTAAAACCTTTCAAAGAAGAATTAAGTTTAGGCTTTGATATCATAGACATGCAATATTTAACTTATAGAGATAATGATTTTTATGTTGATCATATAGACGCTTCAGCGGTAAATAATAGGGCTCTGACATGTTTACTTATGCTCAATGATGATTTTGATGGTGGTGAACTATGTGTTAATGATCCATATGGAGGCACTACAAAAACTATTCAGCCAAAATCTGGTCGATGTACAATATTTCCAAGTAATTTTATGTTTCCACATAATGTTAGACCTGTAACAAGAGGAGTGAGGTATACAATAGTGGCATGGTTCGCTTAGGAAAAGATTTTAAATATAAAAAAATTGAAAACTTTTTAAGTGAAGAAGAGGTTTTACTTTTTCAAATTTATTCTGATATAAGACATAAAAATAATCTAAAAAATTTTGATTACCATCAAACTGATACTTGCGATACTTATTACTATGTTGATCCTCTTGCAGAAACATTATTATGTAAAAAAATTGATTTGATGGAAAAAGAAACAGGGTTATCTCTTCATCCATCTTATTCGTTTTGGAGAACATATACTTATTTGTCTGACTTAAGAGCACATAAGGACAGACCCTCTTGTGAAATTAGTGTAACTGTGATGATTGGATCCGATGGAACAAAATGGCCAATCTATATGGAAGGTGAACCAATAGATTTAAATCCAGGAGATGCTGTAATATATTTAGGGCATGAATTAGAACACTGGAGAGAAGAATTTGAAGGAGATTGGCATACGCAAGTATTTTTACACTATGTAAGACAAGACGGGCCTCACAAGGATTTTAAATTTGATAGAAAAAGTTTTTATGGTAGAAAAGAAATATGATAATTTATGTAGATAAAAATAAAAACGGGGTATATCGATTTAATTTAAAAGAAAGATTAAAAATTTTATTTTTTGGTAAAATAGTTTATTCACAAGTTGATTTAAAAAAATCAATGAACGCTTGGATGACTGCTTTATTTAATTTGAATGATCAATTAGATGAAGATGTACAAAAAATGCAATCTAATCCACATGAGCCCATCTAATGTTATAAGTGCTTTTGCCTTACCTATTCAAATTTTAAAAAATATTCATCCGCCTCAACAAGAATATTTTTTAGGAATATATAAAATTAAATTTGAGGGTAGGTACAAAACAAATGTTTTTTCTTTAAAAGAAAATTTATTAGATAGTTCTGATTTAAAAAATTTAGCCAATATAATAGATCAAAAAGCTAAAGAATTTATGACTGATGTTTTAAGTTTAAAAAATGATATTTATAGGGTAAATTCTTGGGCTGCTCGTTCACAAGGTAACCATCATTCACACATGCATCCAGGTGCTTTTATAAGCGTAGTTTATTATTTAAAAGCAAATTCAGGTGATTTAATTATTACCGATCTTAGAGATCCTTTACAAAAAGGATTTAATTTTGAATACGCTATTAAAAATTACAATGTATTTAATTCTAAAGAATACACCATAGAAGCTAGAACAGGTGACATGGTGATTTTTCCAGGTTGGCTTAAACATGAGACATCCAAAGTTTCAAGCGATAGAATTATTATAGGGGCTAATTATTTTTTAAAAGGCCCAGTAGGTTTTAAAAAAAATTATAGTTTAGTGAATTTATGAATTTATTAGAAATCAAACAACCTATTTTAGTTGATGATGTTTTACCTCCTCAAGAAAATTTAGAAATTCTTAAATTACTTTCTTCTAGACCTTGGGGAATACAACATGAAACATCCAATAAATCAGATAAAGTTTTAGCAGCTTTTGACAACAATACCGCACACACAGGTTTTGCTCATGTCACTATGGATTCTATTGATCATAATTACCCAGGTCATCCAGAAGACCCTCTCTTTATATATGCAAGATTAATAACTAATTTGATTTTATTTAAATTAAATGTGCCTCAACCAAATCTATATAGAGTTCATTGGAATTATTATACTCAAGGCCAGCAAGGTATTGGGCATAGAGATCATGATTCAAATAGATTTATATCTATCTTATATAATCCTCACACAACGGATGGAGGTACTGAAATATTAGATAAATTCTACCCTGATAAAATGAGTCAGGCAAAAGTCTTCAAAAGCAGTTGGATCCATAGAGGGATTACGGTTAAAAAAGATAAGGCAAGAGCCTCTTTGAACATTGTCTTATTTTATTAGTATTATAGACTATTAAATAGTGTATAATACTATTATAATTAGGATTATGCCTTTAAACTTAGTTAATATAAGACCAGGATTTAACAAACAAATAACCGATACTGCAGCAGAAGGTCAGTATGTAGATGGTGATTTTGTTCGTTTTAGATATGGATTACCTGAAAAGGTGGGAGGCTGGTCTAAAATCACATCTAATACACTTGTTGGAGTAACTCGAGATCAACATCAATATACAGACTTAGATGGAAGAATTTATGCTGCTTTAGGCACAAATAAAGCGTTAATTATTTATTATGAATCTGCTTTCTACGACATAACTCCTTTAGAAACTGCGCAGACAGGAGGTTCATTTACGACAAATAGTACAACAACAGTTACTGTTACACTTCCAGGACACAGCGTAGAGGCAGGAGATTTATTTACATTTACTTCAGTTACACCTCCTACTGGAGCTGGATATACTGCAGGTGATTTTGAGAACACGACATACGAAGTGACCGCACGATTAAGCGGTAATCAATTTACTGTAACCATGGCAACAGCTGCCTCTAACAGCGGATCTTCAGGATCATGTACAATTAATCGTTATGTAAAAGCAGGACCAATTGGCCAAACTTTTGGTTACGGTTTTGGTACTGGGGGATATGGAGGATCAACTGGTGTAACAACTTTACTTAATGGCGCATTACTAAACGATAGTAATGGTACTGGAGGCTCTGGTACTACAATCACAGTGGACTCTACAACTAATTTTCCTTCAGCTGGTGTTATAAAAGTTGATGACGAATTAATATCTTATACAGGCATTACTACAACATCTTTAACTGGTATTACAAGAGCAGTAAATGGAACTTTAACTGCAGCTCATGCGGATGATACATCTATAGAAGTTTTTTTAACTTGGGGCGAAGCATCTTTATCATCATCTGTAACTTTAGCGCCAGCGAACTGGAAACTAGATAATTTTGGTCAAATATTAACTGCAACAATTTATAGTGGTAGAACATTTATTTGGCAACCTATTCAAAATACAGCTAATGCTCTACAGACAAGAGCTACTATAATGACAGGAGCACCCACTAATACTTTAATGAGTTTAACTTCTGATCAAGATAGACATTTTATACATTTTGGAACTGAAACAACTATAGGGGATACAGGATCTTTGGATAAAATGTTTATAAGATTTTCTGATCAAGAAAGCACTTCTGACTACACTCCTACCTCTATTAATACTGCAGGAACATTTAGACTTGATGACGGAACTGAAATACGAGCAGTCATACGTGCAAAAGATTATATTTTAATTTGTACTGATACTGCAGCTTATACGATGCAGTTTGTTGGTGCTCCATTTACATTTAGTATAAGAAAAGTTGGATCTAATTGTGGATGTATTGGTCCTCATGCAATTCAATTTAAAGATGGTATTGTGTATTGGATGGATGATTCTGGAGGATTTAATTATTTTAATGGAACCGTGCAATCGATGGATTGTCCAGTAGAGGATTTTGTGTTCACCACAAACAATCCAGGTGATCTTGGTTTAAATTATACTTCAGGTAAACTCGTACATTGTGGTAACAATTGTTTATTTGATGAAGTGACTTGGTATTATCCATCTGCTAATTCAAACGTTGTTGATAGAACTGTAACATGGAATCATGGTGAGAAATGTTGGTACACATCTTCACTATCACGAACTACCGCCAACGATGCACAATTATATTCAAAGCCATACAAAACATCTTGGGATGCCTCAGCAACGTATACATTTCCAACTGTTCAAGGAGCATCAAATACAAATGGCGCAACAACTTACTGGGCTCACGAAGTTGGTACAGACCAAGTCGCAGATGGGACAACAACTGCAATTTTAGCTTTTATAGAATCTGGGGACTTTCAATTACATCAAGGTGGAGATGGTGAGTTTTTCACTAAGGTAAGAAGATTTATTCCTGATTTTAAGAGATTAAACGGGAATGCACAAATTACAATTTTATTAAAAGACTTTCCAAGCGATACTGCAGCTTCATCTTCTTTAGGACCTTTTTCTATTAACAGTTCAACTCAAAAAGTAGATACAAGAGCAAGAGGAAGGGCTGCAGCATTAAAAATTGAAAATACATCAAGCGGTGAAACTTGGAGATATGGAACTTTTAGAGCAGATGTACAACCAGACGGTAGAAGATAATGGCTAAGATAGATGTTTACATACCTGATCCAACACCAGTTTATGATGCTAATAATCAACAACAAATTGTTCAAGCATTAAATCAAATTAAAAATCAACTAAATACAACCTATATTAATCAGATGAAAGAAGAACAAGAAAGATTTACTTGGTTTTTAAGTAACAGTGAAAAGAACTAATGACTAACATTTATAAAAACGCAAATTTTGATTTAACTACGACAGATGTCACGGATGTTTATACTTGTCCGTCTAACTCAAGAGCAATTATACAAAATATACATGTTGCAAATGTTGGAGCTGGAAACACAGAAATAAAAGCTTTTTTAAATGATAACTCTGCATCAAGAGCTTTTCAGTTTGCAGAACATACGGTTAATGCAGGTGACTCTAAATCTGTATCAGATGGCACCGTTATATTAGAAGAAAACGATAAGTTACAGTTACAAGCAGCATCAGCTAATATATTTGAAGGTACCTGTTCAATATTAGAAATCAGTAGGACAAACGAAAATGGCTAAAAAAGCAAAAGGTTTCGGAGTCGATAACTATATAAAGCGTAAAAGAAAAAAACGTAAAGGCAGGGTTGCAAAATCACCTAATAAAAGTTATACAAAAAAGAAATCAATAGGACAAGGTAAACCAATATGAGTGATCCAATAAGAATACCAGCACAGGTTAAAGAAATTGTAAAAAATAAAAGAACTGGGCAAGTCTATACAGACAAAGCCGAGTTTGATGCAGATGTAGCAAACACAGCTACAGATACTACTGCAGATGATTTCAGACAAGATCTAGAAATTACTGTTGCTTCAATGACAACAAAGAGTGACGCTAATTAATTTTTTATGAAACCAATTGGCGGTACGGAGTTACAGTACAATCTATTATATAAATACGTAGATAACAAACTTTTAGATAACTTTCAGATTACAACTTCAGTTCCTGAAAAAGAACCTTTGTCAAAAGATAAGATAAATATTCTTTGGGAACAAAACTCATACGATCAACCTAATATTGTTCCATGGATGAAGGATAAATCTAATCATTCTAAATATGATTGGTATGTATTTAATAGTCATTGGTGTGCAGAAAAATATAGAATGGTATTTAAATTACCGCCGCATAAATGCACGGTTATTAAAAACGCTATTGATGTATTTCCAGGACATGCTGTTTACAAACAAGGACAAAAATTAAAATTACTTTATACCTCTACGCCTTGGAGAGGATTGAGTGTATTACTGGGGGCGATGCAACTTATTAAAAATCCTTTAATAGAACTCGATGTATATTCATCTACTCAAATCTATGGTGATGCATTCAAAGAAAAGAATGATGATATTTATAAACCTTTATATGATCAGGCAAAGCAATTACCAAACGTAAATTACAAAGGTTATATTTCTAATAAAGATCTTATGAAGCAAATGTATAACTATCATATATTTGCCTATCCAAACATTTGGGAAGAAACTTCATGTCTATCTGCAATTGAAGCGTTAGCCTGTGGTCTTCATGGTATTGTAACCAATTATGGTGCATTGTATGAGACATGTTCTGAATGGCCAACGTATGTTCAATATGACAGTAATTATAAAAACCTTGCAGCTATGTTTGCTTATGCAATAGAGGGTATTGCTGAACAATTACATACCAAAGGTATGCAAGATATGTTAACCAAACAACAAGAGTTTTATGAAAAGTTTTATAATTGGAATAACAGAAAACATGAATGGACTAATTTTTTAACAGGAGTATTAAATGCAAAATCATGAACCCATATGGTTTAACAAAGACAACGAACAACGGCTCACGGAACCCGCTACTGATCTAAAACCTTATTCAATATTTGTTGCAACACCTGTACACAGCGAGTGTTCTATTCACTATACTCAAGCTTTATTAGATTTTCAAAAATGGGCGATTAAAGAAAAGGTAAGAGTATCTTTTCAAATCATGAAATCATCTTTAATTACACAAGGACGTAATATGTGCGTCTCGGCTTTTTTAAATTCTGATCACACACATTTATTATTTATTGATTCAGATATTGCGTTTGATCCATTATCTCCAATGCGATTAGTTGCTTGTGATAAAGATGTTATTTCTGTTCCATATCCATTAAAAGATATGAATTGGGATAAAGCCTATCACCTTATAAAAGAAGGTAAAATTAAATCTCCGAAAGATTTAGCAAGAAAAGCATTTTACAGATATCCCATGAAAGTGCCTGATAACAATGCAATTAAAATAAAAGATAATGTTATTGAAGTTACACACTCACCTACTGGATTTATGATGATTAAAAGAGAAGTGTTTACTAAAATGATCAAAGCTTATCCAGATTTAGTTATTAATCAAGATCAGGTAATTAATGGTAAGAATGAAAGATTAAAGAATATGTACAACTTTTTTGACACGATGTTTATACCTGAAAAGGGTCATTATTTAGGTGAAGATTTTGCGTTCTGTAAAAGATGGAAAGACATTGGTGGTAAATGCCATGCATGGATCATGGATTATATCACTCACATAGGAGAGCATCAGTATCATGGTCGATTTGGTGATGAGTTGATCAAGATCGATTAATACGATAAAATCTATCAAATAGGTAACTAAAATATATGGATCCATTTACATTTGCATTGCTAGCAGGCGCAACAGGTTTCGGAGCATCAAAACTCTCTGGAATGAGCACATCAGATGCCCTTAAACAAGGTATTTTATCAGGTGTAACAGCAGGTGCTTTCACACCCGCATCAACAATAGCGAATATGACAACACAACAAGGATTAAGAAGTTTACTTGTTAGTGGTGGTAAACAAGCATTGTTTGGAAAGCTTGGACAAAAAGCGGGAGTAGATCCTAGACTTGCTATGTTACTTGGATCACAAGTTTCTCTACCTGGTGAAGGTATAATGAGAGGTTTACCTACAGACGGCACACAACCACTTACCATGGATGCAGAGCAAGAAATTTTAAAAGGCGGTGGAACACTTGATCCAGGTAAAAATGTTTTAGGTGGTACAAAATCTTCACCAACAATAGGTGAGCGATTAGGAAGAGTCGGAGATATTTTTAAAACAGACGATCAATACGATATTAACAAAATTGCAAAAGGCGCAACTCTATTTGGAGTGCCTGCATTATTATATGCAACAGGTGCTTTTAAACAACAACCAACTACTATGTATGCACCATCATATAATATTAATTATCCAAAACTTAGAGAAGCAAGAGGTGGTTTAAGAAGAATTGACCCAGTGTCTGGACAAGAAGTTGAAGTTGCAAGACAAGATATTCCAGAAGAATTGTATCCAAGCGAAATGCCTTATGAATTTACAGAAAAAACTTTTGATGTAAAAAAATATCAAACAGGTGGTTTAGCGCAGTTTAATGAAGGCGGTATTAATTACTTACCTTCAAAAGCTTCACATGATGAGTCTGATGCGAATAATTACAAAAGAGCAGGTGGTTATATAGAAGACGGTGCTGGAATGGGTGATAAGAATGAAGATACAATGTTAGCACAATTAGCTGATGGTGAATTTGTTACAAGAACAGACGGTGTGTTAGGAGCCGGTATTCTTGCGGGTGCAAATCCTAAAAGTGAAAAAGATATGAGAGAAAAGGGAGCCAAATATTTTTATGAACAACAAGCAAGATTCAAAAGAATATTTGATTTATTAAACTCAAATAGAAAAGTAAACTAATGAAATTAATTTTAGTTGATGCAGAAAATTTAGATATTGTATGGAAAGGTGTAAAAAATCTTTTAAAAAAACCAATTGATTTATCTAATGGCAGACATACATTAACATCTACTTATGATCTTTTAAAAAAAGGGATTATGCAGCTTTATGTATTAGTAGAGAAAAGTAAGATAACTTCTGCTGTTGTTATTCAGCAAGTTTTGTATCCTGCAAAAAAGGTTTTAGGTGTTTTGTTTGCGGGTGGTAAATCATATATAAAGCATTACGACAAGCTTGAAAAATTTTTTATTGAGAAAGCAAGAAAATTAAACTGTTCAGCTATTGAAATTATTGGCCGCAAAGGTTGGAAAAGAATAGCTGACAAAACTAAATCTACTTTGCAAAGCAAAGGAATTTTTTATGAGGCGGAAGTAAAATGAGCTCACAGAATTTATTAGATAATCTAAATTTAAGTATTAAAGATAAAGTAGAACTCTTCAAAGAATTATACAAAGAATTATCTGGATACGGTATTAAAGGTGATACTGAATTAGCACATGTAAATAAAGAAGAAGTTGCTTTATTAAAAGCACACGGTGGATCAGGTACGATCAATGAAAGAACAGGATTACCACAATACTTTGGTGGTGGTTCGGGAGGAGGATCTGCGCCTGCAACTCAAACTCAATTTGTAAGAGAAGCACCAGGTATCGAAGAAAGAAAATTAGAATTAATGGATCTCGCAAGAGATCTAACTCAAAGACCTGAAAGATTACCTGCAATGGAAGTTGCCCCTTTGGGAGCATTAGAACAACAAGGTTTACAAGCAGCTGGTGTTACAGGTGTTGGACAACCAACAGTTACAGCAGGTATTGGTCAAGTATTACAAGCAGCACAAGGACCAAACATTGCACAGTTTTATAATCCATATCAGTCTTATGTAATCGATGAAATAAATCGACAAGCACAAATGGGGCAGCAACGAGTTGCTGATGCGGCCGTCAGAGCCGGGGCATTTGGTGGGGGAAGAGAAGGCGTACAACAAGCTGAAATGGAAAGAAGAAGACTAGAAGCAGTTGGAAGAGCTCAACAACAAGGTTTCGGTCAAGCACTTCAAGCAGCACAAGGACAACAGCAGTTACAACTTGGTGCAGGACAACAACTTGGTACATTAGGAGTAACTCAACAACAACAAGCGATGACAGACATCAATCAATTAATGGCAGCTGGTGGATTACAAAGACAACTTGCTCAAGCAACTATTGATGCGTCAAGACAATCTCAATTACAACAACAATATGAGCCATATCAAAGATTAGAGTTTTTAAAAAATATTTATGCGGCTGGACCTACGTCACAGTCAGGTATAACCGCTGCAACTCAACCGACCACTTCTCCATTAGCGCAATCAGTTGGAACAGGTATTGGTGCATTTGCAGCTTACCAAGGAGTGACAGGTGGCAACAGACAAGTTTAACAAAGTATTAAACAGACCTTTATTTAGACAACAGGCTTTAAAGAAAGGTGATCTAAAGCCTATTAAAGCACAAACAGGTGTAATGGTCGGGCCTCCTTATAGTCAATTACCCGTTCCTGCTGGACCTGTAGTTGATAGAACTCCTGGTATGTTTCAAAAAGGTATTGGAGCAATACAAAGAGGATTACAAGCTATTGGTGACTATACAATGAATCCAATGTCAAAAAGTTTCTTTTTAAGACCACAAGGAATAAAAGATCTAGGCGCAGGATACGGCTTATACGAATTAGGAAAAGGAGTCACTGGCTCTGAATTAGGTGGTGGTGTTGCAAGTGTGGCAGGTATGTTTAACCCAATATCAAGAGGTGCAGGTATGTTAACTGCATTAGGTAAAGGAGCACAATATGCTTTAGGTGCTCAACTCGATCCTAAAACAAATGTATTAAGCACAAGATTTGGTGATATCTCAAACTTCATGCCACAAAGTTATTATGGCTTACAAGAAGCAAAAAAAGTTGAAGCAGAAAAAAGAACTCAGGCAAGTAAGAAAAGAAACATAGCGAATTTACTTGTACCTCCTACCACAGGAGATCCTTCAGGTCTTTCATATGGTATGGCGTCTGATACTCCAGACTTCACATATATGTCTAAAGAACAACAAGATAAAATTATTAAAAAAAACGCTACGAGACTTGCAAGGGAAGCGGGTATTTCAGAAACCAAAGCAGCTAACATTGTAAGAGCAGCTTTCTTTAATGAAGTAAATCAAGCGGAAGCATCAAGAGCTGTTGCTGATGATGCAGCATATGCACAAACAATATCAAATACATACAATGATCCTAAATTAAATGTTGTAGGTAAAGAACAAGCTGAAGCATCTGAAGGTGCAGCTAAAAAACCAGAACCAAAATTAAAAGTAAAAGTCGATCAACCAACTAAAATTGGGGATGCTAAGACTGATAAAAATCCTGCTAACACAGCTAACGTTGATGCAGGCACATCTATATTAGGTGGTGGTTTGATTGGTAGAGCTAGAGAAATTTATGCAGAACTCGCAAAAGGTAGATCTTCAAATGCTAATTTAGTTTTCTTAGCAAACCTTGCTTCTGGATTATTAAAAGGCACAACATCTAAATCAGGTGTTGGCGGAGCTCTTGAAGTATTAGGCGCAGCACTTGGCCCTGCTACTTCTAATTATGCAATCATGAAATTGAAAGAAGACGAAATTAATAACAAGCTTATGGGTGAAGCACTAGATGCATCCGCAGCTGAATTAAAAGCGTATGCTGCAATTGCGGCAGCACAAGCTAAATCAGGTAAAGCAGAATCATTTGGTGCGATACAAGCAATCGGTCCAAAAGGACAAATTGTAAATTATCAAGGTTTAAGAACACCGACTGGTGGACTAAGAATACAAAATCCAAACGGAACATTTACAGATGTAGCAATTGGTGCTGATTTAGGAAACGGTTTCAAAGTTTCACAGTACATTGATATGAAGGCAAACAAAGAAGCAGTTGATACAACTAAACGTGCTTTATTATCTAGAATTAAATCAGCTGGTTACGCAAAACAATCTCTAGACATCTTAGCTGCTGATCCAGACAAAGCAGGTGGTGTTGGTGCATTTAATTTATTAACTTCACGTGTTGGATCATTATTAGAAGATATTGGATTAGGTGGTTACAATAGTAATCTTGATGGTGCAAAAACAAAGTTAAAAATACAAACTGAAAAAATGAGAGCTGATGCTGATAAAGCATTAGAGGACGGCAGGATTACTCCAAAAGAATATAAAGAAATGGAAAAACTTTGGAAAGGTGCTAATAAAAACGTAGATAAAGTTATTCAAAGATACAAAGGAGCTAAATCATTAAAAGACAAAGACAGAGAAGAATTAGAACAATTAGCAGTTAATGAAGTTACATTAACTTATGCATTAGCAAACTCATTCAAGGATAAAGACAGATTAACAGCAAGAGACGTACAAGCTGCGAAAGAAATTGTAAATATTTTCTCATGGACAAGAGGTAGCGATAGTGTAAGAGCTTCTTTAAATGCGATTAAGAGTAACTTGGAAAGAGATATTAAAGGATTTGCTCAAGAGTTACAAAGAGAGGGTGTAACTCAGCAAACTATTGATGCATTATTAGCTGACTATGATGTAATTGCATTTGAAAAATCAACTCAAAGAGCAGCTGAAAAATTTACTCCAAAAGGTTTAGATGAGATTATTGGAGGTATCAAATTATAATGGCTACGATACAGGAATTACAAAAAGCTATTGATGAGAACAGATTAGATCCAGGTGCTTTAAATAATGATCAATACAATGCAGTAGAACAACTTATTCAAGAAGGTAAATTAAAATCAAAACCATTAGCTGATATTCAAGTTGAAAGAGATGACGCTGCAGTCAAAATTGCAAGAGTAAGACAAATAGAAGAAGATCCAATTAAAGCTGCAAGAGTAGCTGAAGGTAGTGGTTTTGATAGATCATCTGCAGAATTTATTGGAGATGTTATTGGATCAATCACACCTTTAATTTTATTTAGAAAAAATATTTTAAAAGCTGCAAGAGGCGGACAATTACTCAACAAACAAACCACAAACATGGAAAGACTAGCAGCAAACTTACCAGACAAAATGAAATTTACTAAGGGCGTTGCAACAAGACTTGCAAGAGTTGGAGGTACAGTTGAAAGACTTGCTAAATCTCCAATCGTTGGATTAGAAGCAGCATCAATAGCGGGTGGTACAGTTGGTGCAGGTTTAGGTTCTGTTGCTTATGATGTTACTAACGAAGCTGTAGGTGATGAAATAGTTGCAGCGATGACAGATGATTTAGGTGAAATACCAAAAAAAGAAATTGATCAAAACATTACTTTAAATGCAATGGAGGCAATGAAGAATGCAGCAATGTGGAATACAGGTGCAGCATTACTTACTCCATTTATAGCAGGACCACTTGGTGGTTTAATGTCAAAATTATTTGGAGCTAAAGGAGCAAGAGCAAAAGAGTTAGCTCAGTTTGCAAGAGATAAAAGTTTACCTATTCCATTAATGGCAGCATTTAAAGATGGACCACTATCTGATTTGGGTCAAAACTATTTTAAAACTGTTGGTGTATTTCCATTTGTATCAGGTACAGGAAGGAAAGCATTTGAACAAGCAGAACAAGTTGCTGGAAGAGAATACATGAACAGTTTCTTATCTTTTGCTCCAGTTGTGAAGACTTCCGCTTTAGGAGAATCCGTATTAAATCAAATGTACAAAACATTCAACGACAATGTTGGAATGTATACTGCGGCATATAAAAGATTTGATAACCTTGCTGATATTGCAGGTAATCCTGCTATCATAAGTTTAAGTAATTCTAGAAAAGTAGCCCGTGAAATTATTGATGAACTTGATCAATATTATCCTGGTATTAAAGGAACATTAGAAGGCAGTGATGTCAAAGCTATCGAAAAACTTACAAACACTAATGATGCTTTATTTGCATTTTCTAAATTTTTAAATGCAACAGGCACTGATAATATTACGATGAAACAATATAAAGGCACAATGGAAATGTTAAACCGTGCCATGGAAAACTCTCAACTTAAATCAGGAAGAGAACTTCTATACCGTTTAAGAGAAGGTATGGAAAATGATTTAGCAGGTATGGCACAGAATATAAATAAAAACGCATTATTGAGTGACTCAGGATTCAGAGCAACTTACGATGTGACTGCAGGAGTAACAAGAAACGAAGCAGGTGAAATTGTTAATGTTGCAAATCCTGCTGCAGGAGAACAACTTATTAAAACTGCGATGGATGCAGGTAATGCTCAAGCGGATGCTTTGATGAATGCAAATCAAACTTTCAGTAGAATCATGTCGTTGTATACTAAAGGCGGTCTTGCAGATAAATTAAAAAGAGTAGATAGAAACTTATTCACTCAAAAAGCATTATTTGGAATACCGGGTAAAGCTGATTTTTCTAGAGAAGCTTTTTATGAAACTATTGAAAAGACTGTTTTCTTAAATGGAGACCCAGGATCAGTTAAAACATTTAGAGAACTTGTAGGTGCAGATGATCTAGTTATAAATGGTCAAGTCGTATCGAAAGCAACAGAAGATGGAAAGTTAGCTTATGATATTGCTCTTAATAGATATTTCTTCAACACGTTCTTTGATTCTTTTGATACATCTGTAACTCCTGGGGCAAGAAGTATTTTTAATGAAATAGGTGATGATAAATTTGTAAGAGGAGGTACTAAATATGCAGAAGATGTTCTTACAAGTGCAGCGAGAGAGAACAAATTTCCTGGATTAGAAATCTCAGAAGTACGAAAAGGTGTCGGTCAAATTGATACAACACAAATAAGATTTAGTCCTGATGACTTTGCACAATTTAATATTAATAAATTCATGAACAAACTAAATATTGGTGAAGCAACTGCAGATCTTGGACGATTAAAATTAAGAAGAATGCTAAAATCACAAGATCATTATGATCAGTTTATTAGATTCACTGACTTTATGAAATCAATTTCAGACATTCCTTTAGCAGATACAGCGACATTCCTACAAAGAAGATTCACACTTGGATCGTTAGGATCTGTTGCTGGTGGTTTATTAATTGGCGGTGGTTCAATGGCAATCAGTCCATTCGCACCAGTTGTATTTATTGCCTTAGCAAAACAATTCGGAAAAGTATTAGCTGATCCTGTAGCGCTGAGACTATTAAACGATGCGTTATCACCGGCTGAAAGAGAAGCAATCGCGGCCACCGGAAAAATAACAGTAGCAGGTGAAAAACGTGCAGCTAAATCAGGTATCTACAGAAGAATTGTGCCAGGTAAAGATGTTGCATCAGTTGCAAGATTAGGTTTTGCAAAAAACAGAGATGCAGTAGCAAGATTCTTAAACTACGTCATTCCTGAAACAAAAGATAATCCTCAGTTAGATCTATCTAAAGTAGATCCACAAGAGATAGTAGATTACTTAAATAATCAACCATATGAAGTTCCATCTGAAAAAGGATATCAAGAAAAGATTCCAGAAAAATTAAAACAGGAAACATTCCCAGATCAATACGTTGATCCTAAAACTATAACTGAGCAAGAAATTGCACAAGGAGCCCAGTTCTATGAAGCAGCTAAAACATCAGAAGTAAATACATTAGATGAGATTGCAGAAGATACAACACCTACAGATCAAACTGTAAGCCAAGACATTCAACTTGCTGCACCTGGAGGACAACCAACTCCTGGCACACAAATGGCTCAAGCGGATTTAGCACAAGCGCTGTTCCCTAGAGATGAACTATTAACTTTAGCAACGAGAAGACGTAATGCCTAGAACAAGTAAATCAGCGTTACAAAGAATTGAATCCCATGAAAAGCTTTGCAGAATTATGCAAAAACAAACTTTCCAACGTATATCTGATATAGAACTTAGAATTACTAGAATTGAAAAATGGATTGTAGGTGGAATGTTTGCAATACTTTTAGCTGTACTTTCGAATCATTTTTAATAAAATACATCTATGAAGTTTGAGTCAACTAAAACAGGTATCACTCTGTCTGAATTAAGAAATATCCGTAAATATCCTTACAAAAAATATAATCGATACACTGATGAAAGAGAACGAAAATATTTAGTTGACGAACAGAAAGTCCCTTCAGTCACGACTATACTTGGTAAAACTAAAGATGATAAATTTTTAAAAGCATGGAGAGATAGAGTAGGTAATGACGAAGCTAATCGTATTATGAAACAAGCAGCGTCTGTAGGAACGGAGATGCATTATGTATTAGAAAAAACATTAGACGGCACAGGATATTATAATCTTCAGCCAGAGGCTCAGAAACCACGGATGATGGCGCAGAAGATATTAGAAAACTTATCTCCATTATCTGAGATATGGGGTAATGAAATATCACTAGCTTATAAACAAGAATATGCAGGAACAACTGATTGTATTGCACTGCATAATGACAAACCAACTATTATTGATTTTAAACAAGCAAATAAACCAAAACGTGAAGAATGGGTAGAAGACTATAAACTTCAATTAGGAGCCTATTATTTAGCTCATAAAGACACGTATGGGCCCATAGAGCAGGGTTTAATAACAATTTGTACCCGAGACCTCCAATACCAAGAATTCAAGCTTAATGAGCCTGATTTACAAGAATTTAGCGAAAAGTTTTTAGAAAGACTTGAACAATATAAAAAACTAGATATATAATGTTGCAAAGCAATATAAATAAGGAGTTAAAAATGTTTCCATCATATTCACAAGTAAAAGAATTTTGGACTAACTACACAGCTAATGTTCAAAAGTTCTGGGAAGACTTCTACAAAGATCTTTCAAAGAAAAATTAATGACGTTTGGTGACGATCCCTTTGGACATAATAAAGGTCTAAGAGGGATCAAACCATTAGAATTTATTATAGGTTTTTTGCTTATTTGGTATTTAATATCGCATTTAATTTAAAATTTTATTACACTCTATATCCCACGATTTTTTTCATGTAGCATTCCTTAAAAAGGAGACAAATTATGGCAGAAAGAACATTAAAAGACCTTGTTGCAGAAGCAGTCAACGAAATTATCACTGATGGTAAATTACAAATTCAAGATACCAATGGCGATAAAATTGAGGACTTAGATATAGCTTATGTAGAGGAAGACATTGACAACGAAGACATCGAAGAGGATGAGGAAGATTCGTCAGAAGAAGAAGAAGACGAGTAAGATCCTTAAATATTACAAACTTCAAGAAAATTTAAACCCCCTAAGAGAGATCTCCTAGGGGGCCAAGAAACACAACAAACATGTTTTGTTTGTATAGCTATCACAGCCACATGCCGTGATTATTTTTACAAGATTGTTATATAATATTTACTCAGAAAGCCAAGACTTAATTTCTTCACCCATAGTCTCAGCAGATATTTTGTTTTTATTTACAAGCGATTCAACAATTTTTTGATCAACGGTATCTTTAGCAATAAGATCGATATAGACCACATTTTTCTTTTGTCCTATACGATGAGCCCTATCTTCAGATTGTAGTCTTAATTCTAGATTATAATTGTTAGAAAAATATATAACATATGATGCAGCAGTCAGTGTTAGACCATGGCCTCCAGTTTGTGGATTGGCTACAAAAAATCTACACTCAGGATTTTCTTGAAAAAACTGTATAGCTTGTTTTCTTGCAGATACATTTGTTGCTCCATACATAGTTACAGTAGAATGTTGTCCATATTTCTTTTTTAAATATTTAGAGATGTCTTCAATATTATGAATGTAGTTAGCCCAGATAATCACCTTGCCATCTATTTCATCTAAAATACCATCCAATTCTTTCATCTTAGGATTTTCTAACTCAACCTTCTCACCATTATCATCGTTAATAAAACCATTACATACTTGGTGTAACCGAAGTATTTCAGTAAGTTTATTTGTAAATGAAACTGTAGTGTCTTGAAGCATAGCGATCGCATTAGCTTTAAGCTTGTCGTATAAAGCTCTTTGCTTCTCCCCCAGGTAAACATGTCTGGTACGATATATTTTTTCTGGCAGATCTAGGCATTCATCTTTGGTGATTCGAGTAGAGAATTGTTTAAGTTTAAATTCTAGATCATCAAGGTTTTTGTAAAACTTAGGCACAATGATTTGTCTATCTGGACCTGTATAAATCGTATGCATTTCAGCATATCTGGCTCTAAATGAATAATAAGATTTAAATCCTAATAAGTCTGGATTTAAGAAAGCACATTGTGTATAGAGATCCAATGGAGATTTTGTTACTGGGGATCCTGTCAATATTCGGCGGTATTTGGATAGTTTGGCAAGTGCTAAAATATTTTTTGTTCGTTTTGCTTGTGGGTTCTTTATTGTTGTTGATTCATCTATAACAAAAAAAGTATGTTTATTTAATTGTAGAAACTTACTTACAGACTCCAATCCTCTCTTCGTAGATAATGCTTCAACATTAATAAGTAAAATAGTTAATGAACCACATAGTTTATTTTTAAAAGGATCAAATTTTTTATTCTTAGTCACATTCCAGCTATGGATATGACGAGTTATTGCATCAGGTAGGTGAGTGTCTATCTCTTTTTCCCAATTAAGATAAACAGACTTTGGCGCTACAACAACGGCTGAATTTATTTTTCTTTCATGATATAATAATCCGATATTATCTATCGTGGTTTTGGTTTTTCCAGTACCCATATCCATGAAAAATGCCCACTCTACATGATGCGCAGCCTTTTCAAGTGCATCAATTTGATGTTTATAAGGTTCTGTCTTGTAGTTATATGCCATGTCCGAAAATGTTTATACATTTTTGCTTGACCAATGCAATAATATATTTTATTGGGGAGAGCGACAAAGGAGGATACATGGATATTGAACAAATCAACGTTTCAGTTGATGATAATAAAATAAAAAAAATATCTAAAGCATGCCAAGACATGCAAGAACTAGGACGTCAAATCGAAGAGAAAGAAAAAGAGATGGCGGAACTTAGTAAGAAGCATAAAGAACTTCAAGAACAGACAATACCTGAATTAATGCAAGAGGCTGGAGTCTCTTTAATTAAAACAGAAAATGGAGATACAGTTGAGGTAAAACCAGTTATTTCAGCACGTATACCTGCGTCTAGAACTGAAGAGGCTTTTAATTGGCTTAGATCAAATGGTCATGAGGACATGATTAAAAATACTGTCACTGCATCATTTAATAAAGGCCAGGACAATCTTGTATCGAGACTTATACAAGTTTGTGAGGAGAACGGATTTACTTATAACAAAAAAGAAAAAGTAGAACCGATGACACTCAAAGCTTTCGCACGAGAACAAATTACTGATGGTAAAGAATTGCCGATGGATTTGTTTGGAGTGTATGTCTCAAATAAAACAAAAATAACGAAAAACTAATGGAGGACAATATGTCAAAAGCAACGAAAGACGTAGCAGTAAAAAAAGAAAACGCTGTTGCGAACATTAACTTAGAATCTTTTGAGCAGGCAGGTTTTGAAAACATGTCTCAAAAAGATTTAGCTTTACCTTTTCTAAAAATATTAGGTCAGCTATCACCACAGGTAACTGCGGGAGATGCAAACTATATTGAAGCGGCTAAAGCGGGCATGATTTATAATACTGTAACCGATCAACTTTATGACGGTGCAAAAGGTATTACAGTTGTACCATGCTTTTATAAATTAGAATACATTGAATGGAAGGATAGAGGTTCAGAAGGATCTGGAGCTCCTGCTTTTATACATCCAAGTGATTCTGATATTATGACTAAAACTACAAGAGACGATTCTAATAAAGATAGATTAGAAAATGGAAATTATGTAGAAGAGACAGCGTCTCACTATGTATTACTTGTAGAAAACAATGCACCTAAAGAAACTGCATTAATCACAATGAAGTCTACTCAAAGAAAAAAATCTAAGAAGTGGAATTCAATGATGATGTCAGTGAAGTCTAAGAGAAAAGATGGAACATTCTTTACTCCTGCTATGTTTACTCAAACGTATAGATTGTCTACACAGCTTGAGAAAAACAATTTAGGTTCATGGTATGGTTGGGAAATCGAGCATACAGGACAAGTTCCTAATGAATCGGTTCTAAACGCTGCGAATGAGTTTTATAAATCATGCGCAGGCGGTAGTGTAAAAGTAAAACACGATACTGAAACATCTACTGAAAAAGCACCATTTTAATGGAAGAACATCACACAACTCTGGAGCAGTTCATAGAACTGTTCCAGGGTTCAGATACATATTTTGGGGAATCAAAACCTACAGGGTTAAGGAAAGACAATGGAAAAGAAGAATATAAATCTTGGATTAATAAATTACCAATCGAAAAGAAAGATTTTGAAGAACACATCAACGGTACAAGGCATATTGGCACTGTCCCTATCCGCGATGATTCTACTTGTACTTGGGGAGTAATAGACGTTGATATTTACAATTTAGATCATATCAAATTAATTAAACTTATTCGTGAAAGAGAATATCCATTAGTTCCATATCGATCTAAATCAAATGGTCTTCATTTAATTTTACATTTAAGTGAACCTGTACAAGCAAGAAAAGTAAGAAGCTTATTAAACTCAATCGCTGCAGATCTTGGAGTTGCGGGAACGACAACAGATATATTTCCTGCCCAGGATCAAGTCGATCTTACTCCTGAAAAATGGGAAGATAAAAACAAAGGTAACTTTGTTAACTTACCTTATCAACGTGCAGCACGTTCAACGCGTATGGCCTTATATGATAATGGCATGGGAGTGCCGTTAAGTGATTTATATATTTATGTGCAAAAATTTTTATGTAGCGAACAAGATTTAGAAACAATTATTAAAGCAGAAAAGAAAGAAGATGATATTGGATATCCTCCATGTATAAAAAGTTTTTTAAGAAATAAAGTAAAGGATGGCGAAGGTCGTAATGATGCGATGTTTAATTGTGCTGTGTTATGTAAGAAGTTAAATCCTGATCCAGACTATTGGCCAGAATATTTTAGAGAAATGAATAAACAAATTGGTGAGCCACCCCTTGATCCAAAAGAATTGAATACATTAATTAAACAACATCAGAAAACAGATTATAAATACAAATGTGGTACATCCGTAGCTAAAGCACATTGTGATAGACCAAAATGTTTATCTCAGAAATATGGAATTAATCCTAATGAAGCAATGCCAACAGTTGGTAAACTTATGAAGTATAATGTATATCCAGAACCATATTGGGTGTTACCCGTAAATGGAGTAAACGTTAAACTTGAAAACAAAGAACTTTATTCTCAACAATTATTCGGATCTAAGCTTTTAGCTGCAGACATTGTATGGAGAAACTTAAAACCATCTAAACAAGCACCAGATCCTTGGTCTGATTTTAAAGAGGAATTGATTAAAAATAAGATAGATATTGAGGGTTATGACGCTATGGAGGAGAAAGATGACATCTTTAACTCACGTATGATACAATTCTTAGAGGATTGCGAACTGCATACAGAATTTAGTCAAATTTCTAATGGATATATGTGGCTCGATGATGAGAATCCTGGTAAGGCGACTGAGATGAGATTTAAAACTGAATTGTTTCAAAGGTTTATGAAAAAGAATGGAAGCAATTGGTCTAATAGAGAATGTACAAATTTTTTACAAGTCGGCGGCGCAGAGCCAAAAAAGAAACACAATGGGGTAGATACAAGGCATTGGTTAGTCAGTATGCCTAAGCTACCTGAATATAAAAACAAAGAGGTTAAACATGTTAAAGCAGCAGCTCCATGGGAAAACAATTAAAATATTTGGCCCTCCAGGAACTGGTAAAACTTTCCAACTATTACGCAGGATTAAGTACTTTCTTCGTAAAGGTGTATCGCCTCATCAGATTGCATATTTTTCATTTACGAATAAAGCGGTGGATGAAACAATCGAACGTATTAGTGGTTCTCTTCCTGGTTATCGTCCTGATGATTTTCCCTATTTTGCTACCATACATTCTTTTGCTCGTTCTCAATTTAATAACATACCTGTCTTAGATCCTAACGATGATTTAATGCAGTTCCATTCAGATTATGGAACAGTGAAGATTGGTTTCTTACAAGGTTTCGAAGATCAAAAAGTATTTAACAATTGGTCACTAAGAATTTACGACAGAGCACGGAACATGAAACAAGACCCTGTCGCATTATATAAGCAGCAGCAAAAGAAAAATGTTAGACTTCCACAATTCATATCAATCATCGCAGCATATGAACGATTTAAAAGTTTTGAAGTTGCACCAGGTATAAGACAAAACGATCGATTAGATTTTACAGATATGTTGGAGAAGTTTGTAAACGAAGGTCATGTACCAAAGTTCAAAGTATTAATGATTGATGAAGCTCAGGATCTTACTCCTTTGCAGTGGGATGTTGTTATTAAATTAGCGAAAGAAGCAGAAGTTGTTTATCTTGCAGGAGATGATGACCAGGCAATCTATGAATGGAATGGCGCTGAAGTAGATTACTTTATTCATTTTCCAGGTAAGAAAAAAGTTTTAGAGTTATCAAGACGTATACCAAGAAAGGTACATTACTTCTCACAATTGATTATGTTGTCTGCAGCAAATTACCGAGAAGAAAAGATATTCTCACCAAATGATTTAGAAGGAGAGATTGAACGATATCAAAGTGTAAAACATGTACCGTTTGAAAGAGAAGGAACATGGATGGTGTTAGCAAGAATCCATGATGTCAGGAAAGAGATTGAAAAAGATTTGTATGATATGGGTTATTATTATGAAAATACTCAGGGACGTAAGTCATTTCAAGTTCAGCAGTGGCAAGCAATTAATTATTGGATGCAATTGATGCAAGGTGGAACAGTAACAAGGGAGGAAGCATGTGTCATGTACACTTACATATCAAACATCGACCACGGCTACCGGAGCGCAGACTCACAAAAATGGAACTTTGCACATCCAAACCAACCATTTAATTATGAAGAATTAAGGTTAAGAGCAGGATTAACAGAAGATAAAGCAGATTGGACAAAAGCATTATCTATTAAAATAAAAGATACAGAGAAAAGATATTTCTTGAAGTGTATGGAGAATAATATAAATTTAGACTCGAAAGCGAGGATCATTGTTGACACGATACATTCAGTTAAAGGCTCTGAAGCCGACCACGTCGTCATTTGTTCTAAAGCCAATTGGCCGTCCCATTTCGAAAGAAAAAGCAAAGAAGAAAAAGTTAAAGAATTAAGGGTATGGTATACAGGTGTCACAAGAGCCAAACAATCATTACATCTGATCAATACAGATCACAAATTTCATTTTCCATTAGGAAGATTATATAAAAACTTTAAGGAGAATTATGGGCACAAAAACTGATTTCGTAAATGCTTTTCCTCAAGAAAAACAAGAAGGAGGAGATCATTATAAATTAAAAATCCAACCTTGGACTTTTATAACAGAAAACAATCTTTCATATTTTCAAGGCAACATTATTAAGTATGCTGTGAGGTATCAAAAGAAAAACGGAATAGAGGATTTAAATAAAATTATTCATTATTGTCAGTTAGAAATAGAAAGAATGAGAAAAAGCTGGGATGACTAGAAAAGAATATTTAAAACAATATTATTTAAAAAATAAAGAAAAATATAATGCGCAATCAAAAACATTTTATAAAAACAATAGAGATCATTGTTTAATGTTAAATGAAGAATGGCGTTTAAAAAACAAAGAATACATAAGGAAATATAAACATGAGCTATATAAAAAGAAAAATACACCTTTGGTTTTGGACTAAGATTGCAAGTTTATCTTGTTATTTAGAAAACAAGTCGTGGAAAGAACTTTGTAGGCATAGAGAATTTAGAAAACAATTCAAAGATGAAACCATTTGAAGTTCACACGAACTTAATGAAAAGACTCAAAGGCTTAGGTCTTAAATTAAATCGTATTGTTGATTTAGGATGTCACCAGGGTAAGTGGACAGAGAAAGTAAAACAAGAATACCCGGATGCAAAGTATTTCTTAATTGACAGTTCAGATACGCATAAAGAAAAGTTACATTCATTAGGACAATTTATTCATGCCTATGTTGGACAACACCGTGAACACAGAAAATATTATACAACAGGTAATGAAGCAGACGAGACAGGTAACTCTTTATATAAAGAAAATTCAAATGTGCCTTTTAAAACAAAAG